GTGTCAGTTAAAGAACCAGAAAAACAGCACGCAGGCGGCAATCAACCCCCACGCCTTGAGAAGCCAGGGCCACACACTCACGATCGACCCGATGGCCCCGAACTCGCTGTCATCCGACAGCCCACAGGCATCCGGCGCCTGGCAGGGCGCGCGGCCTTGTGCGCAGGCATTGCCGGTGCAGGCCGGCGTGTCGCGCTTGGCCTCTCGATACCAGGCCGGCTGGAAATCCATCGGCTCGCTATGGCGGCGCACCGGGCCGAACTGGCGCAGCAGCTCGTCGTCGAATTGCTTGTCTGTCATGACGCCAGCCCGTGCCAAAGCAGCGCCGCCAGCACGATGCCGATCAAGACCGCCAGCAACACGCCGGCCACCCGCTCTGCGGTGCTGATGTTCGGCACGTTGTGCGAGACAGAGCAGGCTTGATCGACGCGGCTCTGAATGGTGCGAGGCGTCCGAATCCAGACGCCTGGTTGTGTCAAAAAGTTGGGCCGAGTCATTGCTTGCTCTCCTGTAGCCGTACGGCCAGTTCCCACTGACGCCATCCGGCGCGGCCGAAAAGCTCGCGCACGTCGCCGACGGGGATCAGGCAGAACTTCGGCGGCTCCCACGGAATCGGCGGCAGGTCATCGAGGCCGCTGCGTTCGGTGTCGTCCCAGGTGTGGGTCGTGTTCATGGCACAAGCGCTTCCATCGCATCGGCCATGAACTGATCGCACAGTGCCGTCTCGTACTTTTCGAGGTGCTTCTCGGCTTGCGTCAGCAGCTTGCGCGCCAGTTCGATCTGGTCGAAGCGGTCGGCGATCTCGTCGGGCTCATCCTCTTTTGGAAGCGCGTCGTCCCATGCCTGTTGGGCCGCGGCGAAACGCACGCGGTTGCGGATTTCGAGGGCGCTCATGTCAGATCCTCCCAGCCGCAGCCATCGCCAACGTAACGCAGTCGTTTGACCGTTTCGCGCTGCCACGACAGTCGGCGTTGGTCGGGCCATTCGTACACGCGGATGGACGGCTGGCCCCAGAAGTCGAGCGTCTTGTTCCTGCGCGCCCAATCCTTCGCCTTGGAAAGCGTCGTGAACTCGCGATCACGCTCGCAATCGCCCTCATCTACCAAGTCGTGAATAGATGGCCCATCAAGGCCGTCGTCAGTCCATCCACGCGCCTTCGCCTTTTCCATCATTTGCGCTTCGTCGCACCAGCTCACAACAATCGTTGAGGTGGTCATGCTGCGACCTCCAGAGGTTGCGATTCGCGGGCAATGGCATCGAGGTCGATGGCAGCGCGCAGGCAGGCATAGGCAAGATCGCGCAGTTCCTCGGCCGTCGGGTACGTCTGAAGCGTCACCGGGCCGCAGCGCAGCGTCAGCGTGGCCGTGCCGGCAAACGCCTTGAAGTCGTGCGCGCGGCGCTCGGTGTTCAGCCACAACTCGACCGCGGTGTCGTGGACACCAGCGATGCGCTGGTGGTGGTCTGTGCGGTAGGTCATCCCGAATCTCCTGGCGCCGTCGATGTGCAGCGCGTGGAGGAGACTCTACCGAATGCGGTAGACGCAGTCAACCGGATTCGGTATGACCGTTACAAATTTTTTTGCCTGTCTAGTGGCCGTTGGTCTTGAGCGCGCGAGCGGCGTCGAGCAGCCGCTCGTAGAAAGCGCGCTCTGTTTCGCTGACCGGCATCAGCGCCGGCAGGTTCTTCGGGTCGAGGCCAGGGACCAGCAACTGCCACGCCTGGACGTTGAACAGGGCTGCGATCTTGTCCAGCAGCTCGACACCGACGCTGGTGCGCTGCTGCTTCAGCCTGGTGGCCGATCCCGGGCCGATGCCGGCGCCGACCGCCAGCCGCGTCAGGTTCTCGCGGCCCCAGTGGTGCTCCATCAAGACCAGGATGTTGGCCCAGAGCACGGCGCGGCTGTCTGTTTCTGCCATGCCGCGCAGGGTAGGCGTCATGCGCTGGAGCGTGCTTTTGTGGAATGCCGAATCCGGTTGACCGCGGCTACCGGATGCGGTAGCCTTGCAGGCATGAACACCACCATTCCAAATGGCGATGAGGTCGTGGCGATGCTCGCGCCGATGACTACCGCGCAGCTTCATGAGCTTGCTGCGTTGTCAGATGTCCCTTTCCACACGCTGCTGAAGATCCGCAGCGGGATCACTGACAACCCTCGAATCGACACGGTGCACAAGTTCTTGCCGCACTTGAAGCGGGTAACGCAGCCAGCCGTAGCCTGACAACCCCTCCCGTGGGCCATGTCTCCTCCGCTCCACGGGCTTGCCATCGGTCTTCGGGCCGGTGGCTTTTTTTGCGCCTGAAGCATGGCCGGCACCGCTGAACTGCGCGTCGAGTTGCCTGCCGAAGACCTGGCCGTTCTCGACGGCTACTGCGCCGGCACGCATCAGGACCGCACGAAGGTGCTGCGGCGGATTCTCGCGGAGTGGTCGGCGGCAAAGCTCCATGAGGCGACTCTCATATGTCGCATGTCGCGGGTCAATCCGCTTGCGTCGGAACCAGACCGGAAATGATGCCCGAACTCATCTGGACACGCTTCTCGGACCGCAGCGCGCTCGTCGCGCGTGAGCAGCGGCAGGAGTGGCACCAACTGCTGGAGCACATCCAGGCCGCGGGGCCGTATGCGTCGAAGGCGGCGTGCCCGTGGATCAAGCTCGCGCGCTTCGGGACTGCGCGCAGCCGGCACAACAGCCTGCGCAACAACCGCAACGTCACCGAGATCACGGGCCTGGAGGGCGACTACGACGGCGAGCAGATGCAGCCCGAGGAGGCGGTCACGCTGCTGGAGCACGCCGGCTTGCGCGCCGCGGTCTATACGTCTCCGTCGCACACGCCAACGAAGCCCCGCTGGCGCGTCCTGGCGCCACTGGCCAGGCCGCTCCCGGCGTCGGAGCGCTCCCAGATGATGGCGCGCATCAACGGCGCCTTGGGCGGCGTCCTGACGCCGGAGTCCTTCACGCTGTCGCAGTCCTACTACTACGGGCGGGTGGCGGGGCAGGATGACTACCGGGTGCTGGTGACGTTCGATGACCCCGAGGACGGGCACTGCGTGGACCTCATCGCCGAGCTCGACCGCATCGCCGTCGGGCCGTCGCGCCCCGTGGTCGACGAGGACGTGACGCCGGGCGCCCCGCACGCCCTGGCGGCGGCGGTGGAGCAGTTGGGGCGCCGGCTGCGCACTGGGGACAACCGGCGCGGGCTGCTCCGGGCGTACATCGGTGACAAGAGCGTTCGGGGGCTGTCCGCCGATGAGATCGGGGTGCTGGTCAAGGATCTGGTCGGCCGCTTCTTCGACCCCGAGGACACCCCGGATTGGCCCGACATCACGGGGCTGATCGAGGCGTTCACGTCCGAGGACTCGGCCCGGCGCCAGGCGGTGCAGGACACGGTGGGGGAGTTCGTCGCGGGACTGACCTCCAAGGCGGCCGAGGAGCCCCAGAAACACCCCGCGCGGCGCCTGCGGCGGTCTGCGGTGGACCTCTCTACCCTGCGCCCCGTGAAGTGGGTTCTACAGGGCTTCGTGGCCTCGGGCGAGGTCGTGGTCTGGGCCGGCCAGCCCGGCGTGGGGAAGTCCACGGTCTTTGCCGCCCTCTCGCTGGTCGTGGCGGGGTTCGGTGCTGCGATGGGCAGCGACATCATGAACGACAGGCCGCGCCGCGTGGTGATCGTTTCGGAGCACGCTGGGCAGTACGAACGGCTGCTGTACGGGTTCATCCACCGGTTCGGGCTCTCGGTGGAGGAGGTGCAGTACCGGATCGTGCTCTTCGACGCCGCGCGCCTGGCGCACGCGGAGATAGCCGCGGAGGTCACGGCGCTGATCGCGGACGCTGCGCAGGACGAGGAAGACCCGCCGCTGGTGATTCTGGACACCGCGAGCGCGAGCTTCGACGTTGCTGACGAGAACTCCAACGCCGAGATCGGCGGGATGCTGGCCGAGATCAAGCGCCCGGTGGCGATGACCGGGGCCCCCCTCTGGGTGATCGCCCACGCCGCCAAGGCGCTCGGGCGCGAGGACTCGGAGATCACCCCCCGCGGCGCGTCGGCCTACATCGGAGACGTGCACGGCACGGGGAGCGTGTTTCGGGACAAGAACTTCCCGAGCAGCACCTTCGTCAAGAGCCTCAAGAACCGCTCGGAGCGGGAGTTCAACGAGGTCGAGGTCCGCACCGAGGTCGTTTGGCACGAGGTCACGGACGAGCGAGGGGTAATCCAGCGCGTCGGCATCCGGCTGGGCGTGCCCATGATCTCCGGGGATGTGGTCAGGCAGGAGGCGGCCCAGGCGAGCGCGGACGCCGACCGGCAGCGCAGGCAGCAGGAGCGCAGCGTCGAGATCGACGCCGAGATCGTCCAGGCGATCGGCGCGGCCATCGCCCGTGCCGAGCTGCTCTCCGGGCAGGCGCTGGCCGCCGAGGTCGCCGGCTCGATCAGCAAGCGCCCGGCCGACATCAAGGAGCGCATCAGGGCCATGGTCGCTGACGGCAGGCTGGCCCGCGTCGACTGCCCAGCGAAGGTCAGACCGAACCCCCAAACGCACCACATATACCTGTTCCCGAGCACAGACGCCGAATTGCTTTTTTCTGGCGTCGAGAGCGCCAAGAACGGGGGTGCGAAATGAGACCAACAGACCTGTTCCCAAACAACCTGTTCCCCTTAAGGATAAATAAGGTGGGAACAGGTCTGGGAGAGGGGGGTTTCGAACCCCCCCCTCTCCCCCTCCTGCACCTATTCCCGGGAGCCATGGGAACAGGTCGGGAACAGGTGGGAACAGGTCGGAACAGGTTGGGTGTGCGATGAGCGCCAGCCAACGACGAAAAGGGGCTGCAGCTGAGCGCGAGGTGCTCAAGCTGCTCGGCCAGGAGCTGGGTGTCAGCCTCACCCGAAACCTCACCCAGACCCGCGAGGGCGGTGCCGATTGCCTTTGCGTTCGCGGTTGGGCAATCGAGATCAAGCGGCAGGAATCCCTGTCCAGGCCCTCATGGTGGCGCCAGGCCGTCTATCAGGCCGAGCGGGTAGGGCAGGAGCCAATGCTGCTTTACAGGCGCTCACGGGAGAAATGGACGGCCTGGATTCATACCCGCGACGGGATGTGGCGCGAAGGCACCCTGATGGACGCGGCTTCGGCGATTCGGGAAAAGTGGAGTGCGTGGCCATGAAAGTAGAAAAGCAGCAACTTGAGCTCATCCAGATCGATCGGCTGGTCCCCTACGCGCGCAACAGCCGCACGCACTCCGACGCCCAGGTGGCGCAGATCGCGGCAAGCATCAAGGAGTTTGGGTTCACGAATCCGGTACTGATCGACGGCGACGGCGGGATCATCGCCGGGCACGGCCGGGTGCTGGCGGCGCGCAAGCTGTCGCTGCAGGCGGTGCCGTGCATCCGGCTCGGGCACCTGACGCCAGCGCAGAAGCGGGCGTATGTCATCGCGGACAACAAGCTGGCGTTGAATGCCGGGTGGGACGAGGACATGCTTCGTGTCGAGTTCGGCGAGCTGCAGGATGACGGGTTCGACCTGGCGCTGCTGGGGTTCGACGCCGACGAGCTGGCGGCGCTGATGGCTGACCCTGGCACCGAAGGCGAGACGGACCCGGATGACACGCCGGAGGTGCCGGCCGAGCCGGTCAGCGTCCTGGGCGACGTGTGGCTGCTCGGGCGGCACCGGATCGTCTGCGGCGACTGCACCGACGCGCTTGTGGTCGGAAAGGCGCTGAACGGCGTCACTCCGCACCTGATGGTGACGGACCCGCCGTATGGGGTGGAGTACGACGCAAGTTGGCGCAAGGACGCTGGCGTCAACAAGAACACGAAGAAGATGGGCAAGGTGCTCAACGACGACCGCGCTGATTGGCGTGAAGCCTGGGCGCTATTCCCCGGCGACGTCGGCTATGTGTGGCACGCCTCTTTGTTCACCCGAGAGGTGCTGGACAGCCTAGAGGCGTGCGGATTCAAACACCGCGCCATGATCATCTGGTCGAAGGATCGTTTCACGCTTGGCCGCGGGGACTATCACTGGCAGCATGAGCCTGCTTGGTACGTTGTCCGAGACGGGAAGGTCGGCCACTACGCAGGCGGGCGCAGCCAGTCCACGGTGTGGAACATCCCGGCGCGTGACAGCAGCGGCGTTGGCCACAGCACCCAGAAGCCCGTCGAGTGCATGAAGCGCCCCATCGAGAACAACAGCAGCCCAGGCCAGGCCGTCTACGAGCCGTTCAGCGGCAGCGGCACCACGATCATCGCCGCCGAGATGACGGGCCGCGCGTGCCACGCCATCGAGTTGTCGCCGGCCTATGTGGACGTCGCTGTCAAGCGCTGGCAGGAGTTCACCGGCAAGCAGGCCACGCTGGAGGCCACCGGGCAGACGTTCGATGAGGTCGCGGCGGGCAGGGTGAAGGAGACGGCGTGAGCATCACGCCCAAGCGCGAGAAGTTTGCGCAGGCTGTGGCGTCGGGGAAGAACCACGGCGAGGCTTACCGCATGGCGTTCGACGCCGGGAACATGAAGGCCGAGACGATCCGCAAGCGCGCGAGCGAATTGGCGAGTCACGGGGACGTTAGGGGGCGCATCGAAGAACTGCGCGCACCGATCGCTGAGAAGGCCCAGATCACCCTCGAATCGCACCTGGCCGACCTCAAGAGCCTACGTAACATGGCGGCGAAAGCCGAGCAGATGTCGGCGGCGATCGCGGCAGAGGTCGCCCGCGGCAAGGCGGTCGGGCTGTACATCGACCGCAAGGAGCACACCGGCCCCGGCGGCGGCCCGATCCAGTCGGTGAGCCTGACGCCTGGCGAGTTCGCGCGCATCGCGGCCGAGGTGGCCGGGAAGGTATGAGCCCCGAGCACGATCTCCGCGAGCGATTCGTCGCCGCCGAGATGGCGCGGCAGGATCTCTACTTCTTCGCCCGCTGGATGTTCGGCAAGCGCCGCGGGTTCCAGTGGCGCCGGGCCCCCCATCACCGGCTGATCTGCAACGCCCTGATGCGCGTCTTCCGCGGCGAGTGCCGGCGACTGATCATCAACATCCCGCCCCGGTACAGCAAGACCGAGCTCGCCGTTGTCATGTTCATCGCCTGGGCTCTGGGAAAGGTTCCAGATGCCGAGTTCATCCACACCAGCTACAGCGCCACCCTGGCGGCGAGCAATAGCGCCAACGTGCGCGACCTGATACAGCACGAGGCCTACCGGGAGATCTTCCCAGGCGTGCAGCTGGCCGACGAGGCCCGCGCGCACTGGTCGACGACCGCCGGCGGGGTGATGTATGCCACCGGCGCCGCGGGCACCATCACGGGCTTCGGCGCCGGCAAGATGCGCTCAGGGTTCGGCGGCGCGATCGTCATCGACGACCCGCACAAGGCCGATGAGGCAAGGTCCGACGTCGTGCGCCAGGGCGTGCTCGACTGGTTCGCAAACACGCTCGAAAGCCGGAAGAACGACCCGGAGAACACGCCGATCATCCTCGTCATGCAGCGTCTGCACGAGGACGATCTGAGCGGCTGGCTGCTGGCCGGCGGAAACGGCGAGACGTGGGAACACCTCTGCCTGTCCGCCTGGCAGGATGATGGCACGCCTTTGTGGCCAGAGAAACATGGCGTCGAGGATCTGCGCCGCATGGAGACGGCCAGCCCGTACACCTTCGCGGGCCAGTACCGCCAGCGCCCGGCGCCGCCTGAGGGCGGGCTGTTCAAGCCGGATCAGATCCAGATCGTCGACGCCCTGCCGGCCCTGCCGACGCAGTGGCTGCGCGGCTGGGATCTGGCCTCGACGACAGATGGCGACTGGACCGCGGGCGCTCGCCTGGGCAAGCTGCGTGACGGCCGGTTCGTCATCAGCGACATGGTGCGGCTGCGGGTGGGGCCCGACGAGCGCGACGCGGCGCTGCGCAACACGGCAAGCCGCGACGGCGTGGGCGTGCGGGTTTCGATCCCGCAAGACCCTGGCCAGGCCGGCAAGACGCAGGTCTTGCACCTGTCCCGGCAGCTCGCCGGCTACAGCGTGCACACCAGCCCCGAGACGGGCGACAAGGTCACGCGCGCCGAGCCGCTGGCATCGCAGATCAACGTAGGCAACGTGCTGATGATGCGCGGGCCATGGAATGCTGCGCTCATCGACGAGATGCGGATGTTCCCGAACGGCAAGCAAGACGACCAGGTCGACGCGCTGTCGCGGGCCTTTGCCGGACTGATCGGGATTCAGGACGCCAATCCAGCCGGCCTGCGGGTGCAGGGCCTATGAGCGACGAGCACCTGCTCGAAGCCGTGCACACGCTCAACCCGCGGACGCTGGAGCGTGCACGGCGCCTGGCCATCGCGCTGTCACTGCTGCGGTCGGGCATTGGTCGGCGCGAGGCCTGCACCATCGTGCGCGTCCGGTGCGTCGTGGGCCGCATAGAGGCCTGGCGGGTTGTTTCAATGGCGGCAGACATGGCGGGGAAGATATGACACCAGAACAAGAAGCTGCCCTGTTGGCCGCGACTGTCGCCGGCCTCGACGCCGAACTGCGCGACGCCATGGACGCGCTCGTCGTGCTGATCCGCGACGGCACGCCGCCGCGCGAGGCCGTGACGCAGGTGATAGCAGGGTTCCAGGGCGCGATGGCCGAGATCATGGCGACCGCGTTCTCGGGCCTGCTGGCGCAGTCCGTGGGCACCGCCGACGTCATGGCCATGGCTGTCGGCGCCGTGTCGCTGTCGATCCGCCTGTGGTCTGAGTCCGCGACGACCGGCGAGATCGTGCAGGGCGTCGTTTCACGCCACACGCAGGGCTGGATAGATGCCCGCGCGCTGGCGCTGCAGTTGTTCGAGGGCTACTCGTTCCGTGAGCCAGGTGCCGAGCCGCTGAAGATGTCTCCGCAGAATCCGAAGCTGCCGCGCTACATGCGCGAGGCGCTGCTGCCAGATTCTGCGGTGCGCGACGGGATGACGCGGGCCTTGGCGCAGCTGCAGGTCGACGGGCTCAAGACCGGCGCCCTGCGCGCGGCCTATTCCGAGGCTCTGGCTGCGCTGGACAGCCTGGAAGGCGCAGATGGGCAGGCCCTGCTAGAGAAGCGGTTGCAGGTGGCCTTCTACGAGCGCATGCGCTACTTCGCCAGCCGCATCGCGCGCACCGAGCTCCACCGGGCCTACAGCGACGCCGAGGCGCTGCGGCTGATGCTGGACCCCGACGTAGAGTTCGTCCAGATCCGCCGCGCGCCAGGCGGCGAAGTGTGCATCTGCACGCTGATGGCCGGGCGCGACCTGTACGGGCTCGGGCCAGGGGTATACCCCAAGGCCGTGGCGCCGAAGCCGCCTTTTCATCCTCACTGCCGCTGCGTGATGTCCCCGCGCCTGGACCTGACCGGCCGCACGGCGAAGGAACGCGACCCCGAGGGCGATGCGTACTTCATCAACAGGCTGAACGAATCCGTCGCCGGGCGTGTCATGGGCTCGCGCGCGAAGGCCGAGGCCGTGCTGCGCGGCGTGTCGCCGGAGTCGATCGCCAACGCGGGGCGCGATCCGGCGTACTACATCGGGACGGTTGGCGGGCCTTAAGACCCGATCGCGTAGCTCACCGCCAGATTTGCCACTCCAGCTAGCCGGACGTGCGACAGGTCGGAAATCTCGCACCGGATCGCCATGAGCTTGTATGTGTCGAGCCGGTCCTCGTCGGTCACGGTCTCGATATACCGGCCGCGGAGCGCGCCCAGGACGTCGATGATCTCGGCCTCGAAGTCGAACAGTTCTTCGTAGACGGCTTCGAGTCCTTCGCTGTTTGCGATCGGCACGCCGAAGTAGAGCAGGGCCTCGCAGGACCGCGCGCCGTAGCCCTTGCCAGGCACGATGCGAACCGGGACGATGCGGATCATCGGGTAGTCGGCCGGCGAGATATTCGCCTCCAGCCCGATCGCGCAGGAACCCGTCGCCGGGTCGCCAGCCTGCGCCGTGGTGATCGTCGCGCACTGCGCCAGCGCGTCGCGCGCGGTCTCGAGGTCGCGGAACATCAGCCGCGCTCCAGCGGGATCGACATCAGGCCGATGTTGCTGATCGTGCCTGCCGTGGCCAGGGAGGCCGCGACCGCCTGCGGCAGCATAACGTCGAGCTGCTGCCGGTAGCTTTTCAGCTTCGCGGTGAACAGGTCTTCGGCGTCGGCCTGGTTCTCAAGGCACGACAGGACGTAAGCCTGCAGGATCGTGAGCCGCTCGGTCCAGTCGGCCGACAGCGTATTGTCGCCGGCCATGAGTGTGATGTCGGCCAGGGCGCGGGCTTCGCGTTCCTCGGTGCAAAAGCGCGCCAGATAGGCATCCGGGTATGTGTAGGTGGTAGCCATCAGGGGGCCTCTTTCAGTGATTCGTCGAGGATGCGGGAGAACTCGCGCACGGCGAGCGTCGCGGCGTTGATCAGGTAGGCGTCGCCGATGTAGCCGGGGTGCTTGACGACCTTGGCGAAGACGAACCCGTTGCCTGACGCCCAGCGCAGGGTCTTCTTGTTCTTCGGGCGGATCTCGTGCGGTCGCGTGCCCAGCTGCACGAAGATGGCATGCGGCGCGCGCTGCGGGTCGTGCCCGATCTCGCGGCCGTTCGGGATGGCGCGGTTGAACAGCGACTGAAACAGCGCCCCGGTCTTGACGTGGCGGCCGGCGCCTTTCTGCGCCTCGTCATAGGCCACCTGACTCATCTTGAGGATGGTCGACTTCTCCAGGTGCTCCGGCAGGCGCCGCAGCGACCCAGTGACCTCGCTCAGGCCCTCGAACTTGACGAACAGCGTCATTGCAGTGTGCCCTTCCAAGCGGCCAGCGTCATCGCCAGCAGGATTTCGTCCTCGTCACCGATGAGCCTGGCACGGCGGTCTGTGAGCGGCACGCCGGCCACGTCGCGGCGCCGTACACCGCCTGGCGGTATGGCCGGTTCGTCGACTGCGATTCCTGGCGCGGCGCCGCCAATCCAGAATGCGAGCAGCGACGAGACACCGCCCTGCTCGACCACTGGCGCAGCGCCGGCCCCGCCAAGCCACGGCGCGAGCATCGACTTGACGCCGCCTTGCTCCGCGACTGGTTCTGCGCCAGCGCCACCCATCCACGGCGCAAGCATGCCGCGGACTGAGCCATGCTCTGGCGCAGGGACAGCTCCGGCACCGCCCATCCAGAACGCAAGAAGTGACCGGACTCCACGTGGCTGCGCATTGAAGAGGACCGGAAGCACATCAGTACACTTCTTGGAAGGTCACCGCACCGTAGCAGTCGGTCGCGCCACCAATGGACCGGCCAGCCAGCACGATCGTGTCCTGCACGCTGCCCATCTCGGTGTATACCAGGGGCAGGCGGCGGTACAGGTCCGCGTCACCGCCGCCCTTGTTCTGGGCCGACGCGCCGACGTAGAAGCTGTCGATGACGGTGCCGCCCGAGACGGTATCCCCGGCCTGCGTGAATGTCGCCAGCTCCCCGAGCGCTCCAGCGGATGACCAGGTGACCGCCCCGCCGTTGGCCGTCAGTGTGGTCGGGTTGAGGATGACCCTGAAGTGGCCGCTGTTTGATCCGCCGATGAAGGCAGACAGGGCGCGCAGGATGATCTGCCCACGGTTGGGCACGCTGTTGGGTCCGACCGCGGCCGCGCGCAGGGCGATGATCGGCATGTATGACGTGGTGGCCAGAGGCTTCGGCGTGGTGGAGCTGTCAATGGCGGACTGGATGGGCAAAGAACCCTCATCACCGCCTTCGGTGTCCACGGCGTAGCAGATCCACTTCATCGTGACGGCCGCCGCGTCGCCGGTGTTGTGGACCTCGTAGCGCACTGGAAGATTGGCCGTGGTGATGTATGGCACCACGAGGCTGTTGGTGCCCGACCCGACGTAGCAGACGATCAGCTCCCCGGTCGACGGTGACGCCACGCCGAAACGGTAGCGGCCGACGCCCAGCCATTCGAGGTCGACCCACGCGAGCCACGTCGTGCCGCCCGCGAAGTCCATGTTGATTCCTGACGGCCCCGTGCCGTCCAGCGGGTCGCTCCAGTCATCCCGTGCCACGCGGTTGTCAACCACGCTGCCGCTGGTGTAGGTGCGGCGCACGAAGTACAGCGTGGTCCCGTCGTACTCCATGAAGCAGCCATTGCGGGTCGAGAAGTACCCGGCCCGCTGGCGCACGTTGGCTGTAGGGGTGCCGAAACTGCCCGTCCACCGCACAAGCTGCGACCGGCCAGGCACATAGCGATGAAACTGCCTGGTGGCTGCGTAGGCGTAGTGGCCGGATGTGCCGCCGCCGTTTGTCAACGACACGCTCGACTCGTTGACCAGGTTTGCGACAGCGCCCGAGCCGTTGACAGATGACTCGATGTAGGCGGTGTTAAGGCCGTACTCGAAGGCGCCGAAGCCCAGGACTTGAGGCGCCGAGACGCGCACCCGGCCGAACGCATCTCGCATCGTGCTGGAGGGCTCGAAGTACCGCTCGGCAATCGGGAAGTGATTGACTTCCGACACATCACCAGCGTTCACCCCATCGGCACCGTATACCAGCTTGACCCGCTGGTACTTCACCCCGCCGATGTCGTCGGTGGCAATGAAGTCGCCGCTGCCGGCGACGACCTGAGTGTTATCGCTCATGCTGGGTCGTTGCCGGTCACTGGGTCGGCCCCAGGGGTGGTCGCCACGGTCGATGTCCACGCCGATGCGCTGTCATCTTCCTTGGTCACGGTCAGCGTCGTGCCGCTGATGCTCCACTTGTTGCGCAGGAAGCGCAGGGCGTTGAGCGGGCTCCGAGCGTTGGTGTCGCTGACCGCGCTCATGTCGCGGTTGAGCAGCGCGTCAGCGTTCGCCGTGGCTGTGGGGATGTCGCCCACCGCAGCCGGTGCAGCCGGGATCAGATCGGTCTTGGCCTTGACAAGCGCGACCTGAGCCAGCACTGCGTCGTCGGCCGTGCCAAGCGCCGTCGCCAGTTCCGCGTTCGTGGGCACGTCATCGACCGATGTCTGCGAGGCCCGCGCGTCGAGGATGAGATCCAGCCTGCCACCGTTAGCCCAGTCCGTTTGAAGCTCGTTGGTGTCGGCCAAGATCGCGGCAATCTCGGTGTCCAAGTACCCGGCGACTGTCGCCAGATTCGCCGCGGTCGCCAGCGCAGTCAACCCAGCGCCGGCCGTCCCGATCTCGGCGGTATCCACGAGGATGCTGTCCACGATGCCGTCGATCGTGTCGACGCTGGTCTGCGTGGCGCGGCTGCTGATCGTCGCGTTCACGTTGTCACCGATCAGCTTGCCTGCAGTTCCGGCGCCGTATGCGCCTGGCAGTGCCGTGCTCCACGGGTCGCCTGCCGAGCCTGCCGCGTTGAGCGCGTTTCCGGTAGTGCCAGCGGTCAGGTGACCAGACAGCACCTCATCCCAGACAGCATCGGCAACCGAGGCCGCGCTCGGGGCAGTTGCGCCGGCCAGCGCCTCTCCGGTGCTGCCCGCGGCAGCATGGCCTGCGATGGTCTCGTCCCAAACCGCATCTGCGATGTTTGCCGTGGTGAGTGCGGTCACAGAGGCCACCGATCCGATCACGTTGCCGCCGACATTCCCAGTCACAGAGCCGACCGACCCTGTGACGTTACCGCCGACATTGCCGGTGACGCTTCCCACCGCACCAGTGACCGAGCCGACAGCGCCCGTCACGCTACCCACCGCTCCGGTGACGCTGCCAACGCTGCCGGACAGGTTGCCCGTGATGTTTGCAGTGAGGGCCGTCGTGATGCTCGTCGCTGCGTTCGTGCCGGCGATGAAGTGCCCTCCAGCCGCGCCCGGCACCACGTTGGCAACGTACAGCGCCTTACCAATGCTACTCGCAGTCGTGAAGTCGCCTGCAGTCGCGTCCTGCCACACGCCGGTTGCGATCTGCGCTGCAGTCAGTTGGTTGGTGACGCTCGTCGCCGTGGTGATCGTGCCAGTGATGTTCGCCGTCTGGTTCCCGAGCCCCGTGGTCGCCGTGAGCGCGTATCCCGTCTTGCCGATGTTCCAGTTGCCCTTACCGTCGAGCGCGCCGGCTGCGATGCCTGCCGCCGTCAGCCAGTTCGACGTGATCGCTGGCAGGTTCGTCAAGGTCGTCACTGTCGTGATCGTCCCGGCTGTGATGTTCGTCGGGCTGGCTACTGATGTCGGGAACGTGACGCCAGCAGCGGCGGTGATGGTTTGACCGGCAAGTTTCGTCGCGTTGACTGCCTGATCCGCCGCAAGCGCGACCCCGGTGAACGCACCCGTGGCGCCGTCGGCGAACAGTGCGTCATAGGCCACCGTGTCGATCACCGTGTACTCTGCCTTGACCGGCAGGCACAGGCTGTCGTCGTTGATGACGATGGTCACATGACCGACGGTGTTAGTGATCCCACTTTGCAGCGTCAGGTGATAGTACCCGTCCGCGCTGGTGACAGCAGCGAACGTGTAAGCACTGATGCTGACCACGGTACCGTTGTCATGCAGGATCGCCGCCTTCTCGTCAGCCGTGGACAGGTCCAACGTCGTCACAGGAACGTAGCCGTTCGCCACCGCCACCACCGGGCCTATCAGCAACTTGTGCGTTGCGCCTTGTCGGACAAAAAACATGATTCGTTCCTTTAGTTCGACATCGAGCCGAGATGGTGCAGATAGTGGTATATGAAGACCGGGATATTGATCGTCGTAAAGGACGCCGACTCGACTACCTTCGTGGCCGTTCCGCCGCCGTAGTTAACGCCGTCCCAGATCGTCCAGGCGATACGGTAGGCGGTTCCCGGGGTCAAGCCCGTCGCTGCGGCTGCTGCGTCTACGACATTGGCGCCAGGAGTTGTCGGCGAGGCGATGCTGCCGTAGCTGCCGGCTGCAAGCGCGCTGCCGGTGTCGTCCTGCCCATTGCGGATATACCCGGCGCTGGTGTCGTCGTCTGTGTAGTCAGCGAGCGCGGTCGGGGCGACGACCCAGTACAGGGTCTGGGCACCACCCGTCGCAACCGCATTGATCTGCTCCCACCCTGTCGGCGTGACCCGCGCCGCATCGCTGGCGTCGTCGCCTTGGCTCCAGCCTGTCGGAGTGACGCGGGAGAAGTCGGCCATTTACGCCGTCCTGATCTGCGGGTCAACGTAGACGGTGATGCTCGGCTCGCCGACGAAGACTCTGGCGCTGATATGGCCGTTTTCAGCAGGCGTGAGCGCGCTGCCGCTGTCGATCTTGCCAGACCATGCCGTGCCCGCCTCTCCGGTCCACGATCCCGTGCCAGCGCCTGCGGCCTGATCTGCGGCAGTCCCGAGCAGCGCCATCTTGTCGGTGTACGCGGTGCCCATGACGGTGCCGCTCGTCACCTTCGCCGAGAACTCGCCCCACACTTCGTCGTTCTGATACGCCGTCGCGCTGCCGTCGCGCAGGATTTCAAGGTAGGGCGTGATCGCGCTCGTCCCGGTGTGGTACAGGTCAATCGACGGCGTGACGAACGGCGTGTAGTAGCTGCAATTCGCCGTCGTCGTGATCTTCCACGACTGCGCAGCAGCGCCGCTGGTGTAGTAGATGCCGACATCGCTGATGCACGATCCGAAGGCATCGTAGTAGCCGAACAGACCGTGGGTGTCTCCGCTGGAGCAGTCTAGAAGCACGGCACTTGCAGAGCCTTTATTAGGCACCGATGTCTGCGTGCCGAGAACAGTGACGCCGGAACCTAGCTTGCATTGCACGAATGTTGTCTGGGCTGACTGATTTGAATCATTCTCGATTAGTGTTCCGGTGATGTGGGAAAGGTCGCACCCGACAAAACGGCGCCCGTTGGCGTTGCCGGCGTTTGCCACCATAGTTGAGAGCGCAGAACCGGCGGACGATATCGAGCAGTTGTAAAACTCGCAGCGCCCGCGAATTGCAAACGCTTGCGAAGTTGTCCCGAACCTAAATACCGTATTACGACAAACAGTGAAATGACTGTTAGGCGCCCCAAGTTGCAATGATGCAAAAACCGATGTCCCGATCCAGATATAGCAACTATCGAACTCGAAATGGCCTCCGTCGCTGCTGTTCAGCGTCATCGTCTTATTTGACGATCCGGCGACTCTGAACGTGATCCCGTAGAAGTAGACCTTGAACGCGCCAGCCAGTGTGATTGCGTAAGACGTTGCTCCGCTCACACCGAGATATGTCGTCGTCCCCATCGTCGTCGGCGTGATCGTGCTGGTGCCGCTGTTCGTGCTGGCGATGACGCTCACATGGTTTACGAAGGTCCAAGTCGTGTCCGCAGCAATGTCGGCGGGCGGGCTGGACGCATCGACTGCGATGACATCGCCGCTGGCCGTGGCCGCGCCGACTGCCGTGGTGAACGTCGTCGCAGCCTTCGCCCACGTTTCGTAGGGGCTGGTATTGCTGCCCGTGCTTGAGCAGAAGATGTTTGCCATTACAGATCACCCTCGGCCAGCATGGCTAGGTAACGGTCCTTGATCGGGATGAAGCGCGTCGTGACAAGGCTGTTCCACTGCGCCACGGTGAGCGTGCGCGAGTACGCCGCGTTGAACGACAGCCGCACCTGATCGCTCGTCAGATCGCCGGCCTGGATCTTCGACCACAGCCACCACACCATGCGGTGATAGGCGAGCTTGTCGCCGGCCTGATACGCGGCTTTAAGTCGCGCCCAGAAGCGCGCAGCGAACTCCGCTGCGGTCTGGTGTTTGAGGTCAAGCGCCATTGATGATCCCCTCTGCCTCTGCTTCTGCCAGTTGCTCTGCCAGCGCTACCGCACGCTCAGCCACGCGGGCGGCAACGTCGAAGCCGACCGGCGCGAGCCACGGCCCGACTTGGTGGACGCGGCTCTCGCTGTCGGTGTGGTACTCGACCACATAGCGCTCACCGTTTGCCTGCGTGTGCGCGTCCTGGGTGTATGTGCTGCTGACGATGCTCATGTGCTTGCCTTTATGCGACGGTCACCGTGACACGCGGCAGCGCGGTGGTTGCGGTCAGGTTGGTGTAGGTCGCGGCGCTCAGGGTGTAGGTGCTGGCGGCGGCTGCGGTGGCGGTGGGGATGTAGATGCGGCGGGGGCGCAATACCTGCCATGGGTTATTGTTGAATGCCTGGATTTCGGTAACCGTCCACTCATTCGAAGCCACGACGAACAGAGCAATATCGCCGACATCCGACGTTGTTGATCCCGGGTTTTCGTAATAAGTGCCACCAACGTAAAATGGCGCGTTAACTACAGAAACCCTGGAAAAGTTGGCCGATGCGTCATTGACAATTCTCACACCATTCCGCCATACCTCGCGCCCTACGCGAGAGCCAGCAACAAAGACCAACGTCTCCCACGCGGTTGACTTGGTGAACCCAACAGACACCCGCCCGTCGCCAGCAGTGGAATTGCCGAAGTCTAAATATAAATTTCCGTCCGAGAACGGGGAGTGGGCCAGCACGCGGTCAATGTTCCCGGCGAGCGTGACTGCGTACCCGAAAATTGTGCTGTTTCGCGCAGTGGTGTCGGCGCATTTCCGCAAGAGGGCGATGGTCGCAGTAGTTGCCCCATTCAATATGTCTTCGGCGTTGTTGGCGATCTTCACGCCCTGCATGGTCGCCGCAGTTGTCGATACTGCAAACCCTTTGTCCGTCGGGCGCACTGTTGCGCTTGAGACGAGCGACGTTTGATAGCCTTTTACTAACGTGCGCGATACCGACGGGACATATATTTCGCGTGCGGACCTTCCGAGTGGGTTGCTCCAATCAACCTCCACAGCCCCCTGCGGCTGTCTCGTCCACGGCCTTTCGAGAATCAGCACGGCGTGGCCTTACGTCGTTGATCCAACGTCGGTCTTCGGCGTGACCTTGAGCGTCCAACCCGCCGGTACGTTCACGGCCAGCCCGTTCTCCAGGTAGAACTCGCAGTCACCCGGCGGGCCAAGGTCAACGTCCTTGATAGCCAGATACTGCGTCGTGCTTGCCGTTGTCGCCGCTGCGGCTTGAAACGCACCGACGAACTTGGTCTTGTTCGACGCAGCTGGGATCGGACTGTCGTTCGTACTGTCGGTGTTGATGTCCCTGCGATACAGGTACAGCGCCGACGATGCCAGCGCAATCGACGCCGTGGGAGCGATCAGCAGCACCACATCGGCTCGCGGGTAGCGGGCGAGGTTCCCCGTGCCGGCCAGCGCCGTGCTGACATCTGCGGACCCAGAGAACGCATTGGCCGCGAGCGATGCGCCGCTGCCTATGTGCGTGATCTGGGTGCTTGTCGTGACCTTTACGCTTGCGTCAGCCATTGCATGTTTCCTTCCAATTCCACGCCTTCGCGCCAATGTGGCTCACCAGCTTTGAGGCGTCGTGATCGAGATAGACCGTGTGACCTGCTTCCCGCGCCTTGCGGTAAAAAGGGTTGTCCTCGGTCGTGTAGCTGTTCGACGCCTGATCGAACTCCGGCAGGAACCACGGCTGCGGGGTGTTCTTGAATACCTCGGTAGCGAAGATCGACACCCCGAAACCACTGTAAGCGATCGGCTCGATGCCGACGCTCGCCTCGCGTGTCAGCACCCGCTTGCCGTCCAGGCCCACCGCGACGAAATCCGCCTTGCTCGCCGGCTCCGTCTTGATCAGGTAGTTCGTGCAGACGACCTGCTGCCGGCGCCCGAGCATGATCTCCAGAATCTGCGGCTCGAACGTCATGTCGTCATCGAGAAACATGAGGTGTGTCTTGCCGCTGTCCACGGCCCTGCGTGCAAGCTGCTCGCGGTTCGTGATCCAGTTGCTCGATTCCACGATGTCCATGCAAAGCTCGATGGTCGCCTCTGGCAGCGTCGGGATTCGATGCGCGCCCACCTTGGCGATCATTCCCGCAAGCGAGTAGGCGAAGCCCATCGGAACCTTGCCGGCTGTCGGGACTGCGATGACCAGCTTCACATCAGGCATTGAACAACCCGGAAACGTCGTTCAGGGTGACGCCACCCTCGTATGCCATCGTGGCCGGCGTGGCATAGGCGCCATTGCCCGTCGCCAGCAACTTCTCGACCAGCGTGGCGTTGCGCTTGCACTGGTTCAGGACGAACGTCGCATTGGCAACCTTCGCCGCCGTGCCCTTCCAGCACTCCGCGACCCCCGCCCGCTTGCCGGATTCGCTCGGGTTCATGGACTGCGAATCGCCGTCGAACAGCCAATCCCAGATGCGCGCCTGCCCGTTCGTCAGGTTGTCAGCCTGCGTCCAATCGAAGCCTTCGGTTTGGCAGTCCTTGCGCGAGATCGCCGTGCGCCATACGGTGAACGAAGGCGCCGCATCTGCACTCATGGCCGCCGCAATGGCGCCGTAATCAGTCCCCGGTCCACTGGTGAGCGGCGCCAGCACCGGGTCCGCCAGGATCGCCGCTTTCAGCGTTGCGAGTTGTTGAGTCGTCAGCATGTCATTGCTCCTTAAAGTCCACCAAAACTTGAATCCGCATCGCTCGCCAGCACGCTGCGCATCTCACGCACGACATCGTGGATCGCATCGGCTTGCCGACGCAGAAAATCAGCCACGCCAACGTCAATCGCCTGCGTCATTCGAGCCGCGTCGTGCAGGTCGATCACGATCTGCTCCATCTTGCGCTCGATGACGAGGAAATTGAGGCGGCGCGACACACCATCAGACCCCGATGATCGCCTTGAGTGCCTTGATCTCGTCGCGCTCTGCCAGTTCACGCGGCAGCGACTGAACCCAGGCAATTGCCTTCTGCCGGCGTTCTTCCATGATCTCCGCATCGGTGAGCGTGTGCTCGTATGTGATCGTGATCCCGACGCCAGAGCGGTCGATCTTGACAGTCTCGCGCTCGTCAGCAGGAACGTCGTCCACCAACCTGTCGATGTAAGCACGAAACGTGCGCCACGGCAACGGCGCCAAGTCGGGATATTGGAAGTTCTTTGGCGACGGGTAGAGCTTGAGAGTCTGTTTCATGCTGGCGTCCTGTTGCGTGAAGTGGTTTGACCGTAGTAGTAGCCGAT